ATAATATAAATAATATGTCTATTACACTATTTGGAACTTGCAGATTGAATAATATATCTAATCATAATAATTTAAATAATCTTATCAATTATTCTCATTCAACAAAAGAAGTTATACAATTTATTAATTTTTTGAAAGGTGAATTAAATATTCCAAATCCATATAATAAATTATGTTTTAGAACTGCTATTTGTGATAATAAATTTATAGATTATAATGATATATATAATAAACTTTTTATTGATACTGATATTTTTATCATAGAAATATGTTCTAGTAAAAAATATATCCATAATGATTTTTATTTACATCATTTATGTGTTGATAAAAGATCTAGCTATCATAATAAGAACACGCCTCATGAAATTTTAAATAATTTTATCATTGAAAACCAAAATGATGAAGAAATAGAAAATGATATTTTAGAAATACAAAAAATGTTATATCCTAAAAAAATTATTATAGTTTCACATTATAATTCAAAACAAAAAAATGGTGAATATATAAATTCAAGAAATCATTTGATAAATTTATTGGATTATATTTGTAAAAAAAATGATATTCCCTTTATTAATCCTACAATTGTATTATCTAATTATACTCAAGAACAAGTAATAATGGATGATTTAGGACATTATACTCATTTTGGAATTAATGAATTTGCTAATTATATGAATAATTTTTTAAAATCGGCGTTTTAAATGTCTAAAAGTATAAAATTGAAGGGCATGACACTGCTAGATATTTGCGATATAAAATAAAAATCATGAAGACGGAATGATACCAAAAAGAATGTCCATCCGACAAAGGTGTGCAATGAAAAGATCAGTCGATGCTCGCAAGAAATTAAACAAATTAGAAAATGATTTATGGATGTGATTTTGAAAGTTAATAATTAATTAATCACACAATGAAGATGAAGATCATTCATGATAATATATGGGGGGACATTCCTGTTTCGGAAGAGGCGATCCGATGGATCGACACGGAGGAATTCCAGCGATTGCATGATATTCGCCAGACCGGTGTGGCCTATCGTGTATTTCCGACGGCCACTGTCTCTCGCTTTGCGCACAGTATCGGTGTGTATCATGTGACGAGGATGCTCCTCCAGCACCTTAGGCACATCCAGCCCGAGGTGCTGGGAGAATTGTCGGAACAGGAGCAGGAATGGATATGCATCGCGGGGCTCTTGCACGACATCGGTCATGGACCTTTTTCTCACGCCTTTGATTCCTACCTGATGATGATGGGGGTGGAGGGAGAGTGGGTGCATCACGAGCAGCGTTCGGTGGAACTGGTATCGCGACTGAACGAGAAATATGAGTTCCGGATGTGCGAGGGTGTGGCCTTTGTGCAATCCTTGATTGATCCGGTGGGTCATCCGTGTGTGCGCACGAACGATCGATGGTTTGCGCACCTGATATGCAATCCGATCCATGGGATTGATACAGACAAGCTGGATTACCTGAAGCGCGACAATCATCAATTCGGCCTTTCGATGACGATTGATATCCACAGGATCATCCGTAATTCCAGAGTGGTGGATGACATCCTCTGTTTCTGTGAAAAGGTCCAGGACGAATTATGGAATCTTTTTCTGATCCGCCATCGTCTGCATGCCACCATCTACCGTCATCCGCGCATCCTGCTCTTTGAAAAGGAACTCCAGTGCATGATGATCCATATGAATCAAGAAGAACGATTCCGGGAGGCGATTCTTGAAAAAGACATGGATCGATTCCTCTGCTGGACGGATAATTATGTGCTGGCTCGTGCGGATCCGGTCAAGAAGAAGGAATTCGATACGAGAACCTCCAAGCTGGTCAATTCCAAGGAGTTCTGCCGCTATCGCGACCAGCAATTTCAACGATTGGTGGATGTTTGGTTCTTTCGTCGACATGATCCGAGTCAACGATTCCATCTGGAATTTCCCTCTGCACACTGCCCCTTCTCCATCCCGATCTATCCATAAATTTTATATATTTTTATTTCTTCTTGCCTGAAATAAAAAAAAAAATGTCTGAAAATGTCCTTCTGCGGTCTTCCGAATCCTCCTTTATCTGGGTGCGATCCAATGATCCACTTCCACCTCCTTGGAGCCCGAATGTGCTCATGGATACCGATCTCGACGTCATCAGTGTGGATCCGTATGACCCCCAGGCCCTTCGCTTTGTGATGCCTGCGATGATCTTGAGCATGCTCTCTACACCCATCTTCTTGACGAAAGTGGATATTGATTTCAGTGGATCAAGCGTCAAGCCATGTGCCAACAGCACCACTTCTCCACCCTCGCCGATTCTTGTCACACGGATGGTTATTTCTCTCAACGATCATCGTGGAAATGTAAAGTATGTCGATCATAGTTTCAATGCATCGGATAACCCCATGACCACTGTGACACTTGGATTTCCTCATTGGATGAAGATAAGCTCCTCGGACCAGGTGGTCAACTTTTATTTCTTTCATTCTGATTGTAATCAAAGTCAGAATCTAGTCGTCATTCCCAAGATTGTTTTCCATTACCTACCAACGATCCAACCACAACCACAACCACAACCACAGCCGCCATATCCTTTCCCAACACTGGCGCCTGTTGAACCATCACAAACACCAAATACATCAAATACACCAACAGCGGCACCGTCTCAAAATACCACTGTGTATGGATTTATCTTGATCTGCTTCGTGATCCTCTTGGCGCTCATTCTTTTGATCCAGTGGAAATAACCATGCCTCGCAGTGATCGAGTTTCCCATAAAACCTTGAGAAGGTTGAATTTGTCCCACTGGAATGTCTGGCAGTCGTCCTGATACAATCCAGAGGTATCGCCGCTGAGAGCGAGTGTCCAGAAATAGTCATTACGGATATCGCGGCGCTTCAGGTATTGGATAAACTGCTGGGCCCATTGAACCTGGTCCGACTGATCCTGTTTCCATCCAAACTCGCCCACTGAGACCTTGCCTGGGATGTGGGCAAAGGGACCGAATGAATAATCCCAGTCCTGTTGGTAGTTATTGCTGCTGCTAAAACTATATTTGTGGATGGTATAAATGACACGGTCATGAAAGGGAACATCCTCAATATTAATACCACTGATGTCACCGCCCCACCGCGTGCCCCCACAAAAAAAGCTGAATCGATTGGGGAACGCGCTCTCAATCGCCGTGGTGATCTGTCTTAGCACGCCGTTCCATTCCTCCGCATCCGTTCCCTGATCCTCATTAAAGACATCAATACCGGTGAGTTCGGTGCGAGATTCGTAGCGCGAAATGAGATGGATCCACTGCTGGATGAACTGGTCGAGGCTGATTCCTTCGGTAGGATTGGGGCCTTGGTGAGAGGACCAGACACGATGCATATCCAGCACGATGGACATGTTGAGAGAACGCGCAGTGTCAAAAAACGCGTCCATCTTGGAAAAATCACCCTTGGTTGCCCATTCGTAGGAAAAGGGCAGACGGATCGAATTGAATCCTAGACCATTGAGTTGATGGAGGTAATAAGAGGGTGGATTCTGCCAAGAACATACCAGATCTTGTGAGGGTGTCTCTAGACCATAAAAGTTGATTCCCTGAATAACAGACTGAACTACAGGAAGGAAGAGAACAATATACCGTAATAGATTCATGACACTACCTATCTACTCACAATATTATTTTTTTTTTTCATCACTTTGTCGTGGAAATAAATTGTCTCTCTTTTTGGGACTGAAGATGAATATCCACAAAACGCACAATCAAGTGCTGAAGAAGGACCGGCAGCTCTTCAATGCAAAATCGATAACCCAATTTGATCTTCTTCATACCAAAGGGGGCATCGATCGCATTTTCCTGCAATTCATAGATCTGATAATAACGGATCAAGGCATAGACCAACGAACCTCCCTGTTCATTCAATTCCTTGATCTTTTCAGACAATTCCATCCTCTGTGGAACGGTTAATTCCGATGTTGGATGCATATCTTCCATCTCATTCTTGAGGTGAGAAAAGAGCGGAAAGGCGGAAACTTTTTTCTCCATTTTTGTTTTGTGTTTTGTCTTTCCGTCGTTTTTCTTTTACATCAAAATCATTTTCGATGATCCACTATCAACTCTGACGGCATTCATGCGCATCGCCGTCCATCGAAAAGGGTGATGGTGGAAACGGCATTTGGTGTTGGTGTTGGTGTTGTTGTTGCTGATGTTGTGATGAGGATGAGGATGACGTTTTGTTGGGGTCTATCTTTTCCATGTAGAGCAGAGAATATTCGGATTTTTCCGTCACGGGGAGAGGGACGTCGGCAAATTCGAAGAGTGCTTTCTTCTTGGCAGCCGGAAAATAGAAATCTTGTAGGTCGAATTCGATGAGCAGACTACCTCGCTCGCGTTGAACATCATACAACCCTTTGCGGGGAAGAACGCGGCGATTCCTAATCTCTGAAAAGAACGGCTCTCCCTCTTTATGTCCGATGCTGATGATCTCACCCGAGGGAAGTGCCACCACCCTTGAAAAGGAGGTGAGTGCCTCGAGCGGATGGAGTCGGATCCGCCATAAGAGATCTCGATTGGCCACCAATTCAAAGATGGGGTGTTTCTTGATGGCCACCCGGAGTATGAGATCGCCAGTCTGGTGCTGGGGCATCTCGTCTGCCTTTCCAGCTATCACGATTTGGTATCCCACATGACAATGGGGTGGGACGACCGCATCCACAATCTCGGAATGCGTCTGGAATTGGCTCTCGTGGACCGAGGTGCCGATCCCCGCACAACTCGGACAGACGCGGATGTTCTGGATGATGCCCATCGAACTGCTCATCCTCTCGGCGATCCGTCCCTGCCCCTTGCATATCTCGCACGTTTTCGCCTCGCCCACAAAGATCTTGCGCTTGAAGCGATACTTGATCGAGACGCCCTTATGCGCCTCTTCCATGGTCACCTCCAACGTAATCACACGATCCTGGGTCCGTCGCTGGCCACCGCCATGGCGACCCATCCGCATCCCGGGCATAAACATGTTGAAAAAATCGGGAAAATGCTGCGACATGTCCACCCCCTCCATGCCCTTCTTGCCGAATTGATCGTATCGGCCACGCAGCTCCGGATCCACCAGCACACCGTAGGCCTCGCTGATCTTCTTAAATTGCTCGGGATCACCCCCTTTGTCGGGATGATGCTTCCGTGCCTTGTCCTTGTAGGCCTTTTTAATTTCTTCTGTGGTGGCCGTCTTTGGTAGTCCCAGCAATGCATAGTATTCTTCCTCCATTTCAATGTCTTTTTTATCTCATGTCCTCTAGATCTTAAGCATATGAGGAAATCGAAATAAAAAAAAATTTTTAAACATAAAGAAAGAATACAATGAGTCAAACCGGTGGATTATTTCCGGTGATTGGACGTCAGACCGCACAGCAGAATCGTTTCAATACTATTATCAAGACAAAGCCCAGGCATGGAATGAAGATCGATATGGATCAATTCCAGCCTAATAACGGCGAGCGCAAGGTCAATGTTCATTATCTGGCCAGCGAAGAGATCTATCGCATCAGTCTTCATGACAGGGAATTGATCGTGAGGGGAGACCTGGGACCACCTGGAGAACAGGGAGAAAAAGGAGATCCCGGACCCATCGGGCCTCGAGGATATTTCGGACCTCCGGGGGAGGAGGGTCCTCCTGGACCCACAGGACCACCCGGACCCATCGGTCCCACAGGAGATCCAGGTGGTCCCATGGGACCGATGGGACCGAAAGGACCAAGAGGAGAGCGCGGTCCCCCTGGTGTGCCAATCCGTGGACCCAAGGGAGAACAAGGAGAGGCAGGGCCGGCCGGACCTCCTGGATCTCCTGGACCAGTCGGACCTCCTGGACCCGCCGGTGCGATGGTCCTTGTCCACGATGCCGAATCGGTGGAAACCGAAACCAACATCCAGGTCAAGGGAGATATCACGGCCTCTCGTTTCCTCGTCCGTGACACCCAACAGGACCTCGTGGCTCTCGTGCTGTCTCTTCAGTCAGAGGTGGAGGCATTAAAGTCCCGCCTCGATGTCTTTACCTTTATCCGCGACCAGCAACTCCACCCAACGGCATGATGAAATCCTTTGCAAGTAGTAACTATAAAATTGAGAAGATTTTATAAATTATTAAAATTAGATTAAAAATGATCTTGATTGGTAAAAACAGGTATCACAATACCGAATTGGTGCAAAACGCATCCCCCGATGATCTATGGTTCCATGTGGCCAATGCACCTTCTCCCCATGTGATTCTGGAAGTAGATCCAGAAGATAAGAAAAAAATTCCACGTTCCATACTAAAGCAGTGTGCGATTCTTTGCAAGTCTCATTCTTCTTTTCGTTCGGATAAAAAAGTGCCCATTCATTACACCCGCATCTCTAATCTATGTCTTACTAACATCCCGGGTCAGGTCACCATCCTCCATCCCCATCTGCTCCATACGATTGTCCTCTAGAAACGTATCGGATTGGATAGTAATTGTGTGCCATTTTCATAGATATCCAAAAATTGAAATCATCCGTCCTTGTTCAAGATTCTAAAAAACATGATCTTTCGCTACTGGCAATTTTTTAGAACGGAATCCAAACCACTGGGACGATGGATGCAATGTGGCGATAAAAAAGTGATCGAGGATGTGCTGGAATGGAAGGTTAAGCAGAAGCAGCACCGTCGATGTCTTCTTGAGAATGGCATCGATCCTTACGCTCCCTATAAGAAAGAAGAGGAAGACGAGGAGTATTGGAAGGCATTTGTTTTTGATTCCTAGCGGAGGCATCTCTTCTTCTTATTGGAAGAGGGGTATTTGTATTTTGTAGTGATGACTGTTTCAGATGCTGGATCATACACAAAGGATTCCACAATCTTTTTTCCCTCATTTTCCTCCATAAATTGATCGTCCATGTTCTCCTCGTTAGGACGGCTATGGATCGTATCATCATCCAGGAGGAAGAGGATGATGCTGCAATATTTTAGATTCTTCTTGATATAAGAAACAGGTATTTCTTGTAACGAGACGACCTTCTCACCGCGACAGAGGGAATCGAAGATCTTTTGTTGTTTGGTCATTCGTTTGGGTCTGCATAGTGGTGGTGTAAGTAGAACGCTGGTCGTAGTATTATTTTTTGATGAGGACTGTTGTTGTGAAGAAGAATTAAGATCGATGGGTGATTGTCCGAATTCCAAAACATCCGGATCGATCTGATCTCCCATCGGATTAATTTGATGCTGAAGAGGAGGCGAATTCAAGATTTCTTTAAGATACTTCAAAATTTGTTGTTGTCGTTGTTGTCGTTTGGACATTTTTATTATTTTATTTATCGAGAAAATAAATAAATTTATAATTCATTCTGGCGTGCCAATTCTGAATCTTCAATATCGTTGGAACAAGCATCAAATCCATGGAAATATTGGACGGTCCTGACATGCTCACTATCAGAATTAGCAACGTCTCCACGTGTGGCCTTGACCCTCATGAACCAATCATAGGATTGGATGGCATAGTGATTCAGGTGGAGGCAGGAATTCGCGAGGATGGTTTCTGTAATCTCGGCAAACATTCCATTAGGATGGATCTTGGATTCATTGGAATCGGAAGTGATCCGTGAATGAGACAGAATCGTATGGTGAGAATGTGTGCCCATTTCTTTCAAGAATCGCGTGCGTGCGATACATTTCGTCAGGGAATATTTGGTAGGACCATCACGGATCACACCCTGGAATCCATCCTCCTTGTCGTAATTCATCCGTCGTGTAAAAGACGGGACCACTAGCGATGGTTGTGGTTTCTCCAATGTATCCAGGCCGTTGGAACCAAAGATCTTCCAAGGAATGGAGATCTGGGAGACCGATGGATCGAGTGTCGACAGATAGTTCTTGATGGTCGCATGGCCATTCCTCGCATAGACAAACTCATCAAGATCACAGACAAGCACCCATTCATGCTTCTTGACTTCTTGCAGATAATATTGATTATAAAGACCCTCTTGATTATGACGGGTGGTATCCACCACAACACGGACCGGATAAGAAGAAAGTAGATGTTGGTAGGAATCGGTGCTGCCGTTGTCGATGAGAAGGAATTGATCCACACCTTGGCGAGAATAATGATTCAGCCATTCTTGGAGAATATGAGACTCATTCTTAAATATAGCGACCACACATAAAGACATTTTGATATTCTTATACATATAAGAAATAATAATTTTTTTTTTTCAATCCACCTCGTCGATCTTGACTTCAGGAGCTGTTTCAGTTGCCGTAGTAGCCGTAGCATCCGTCGTAGATGGCTTGCTGAGACCTTCCTGGATCCATGCGGAGATCTTGGTCTTTCTCTCCTCATAGACCTCCTTGTCCTCGCTTGGATGGTCGTCGAGCCATTTGATCTCTTCCTCCAATTGGCTCTTGCGCTCCTCGGGTAGCTCCATGGACTTGAGCTGGTAGAGCATGGATTCCAGAGAGTTCTTTGCCTCGATGCGCTCCTGGAACTTCTTGTCCTCTTCCTTATATTTCTCCGCCTCGTCAATCATCTTCTTGATCTGCTCGTCCGTCAGGTTCTTCTTGTCATTGGTGATGGTCAGACTCTTCTTCGAGCCCGCTTGGTTCTCGATCTCGGCCGAGACCTCAAGGATGCCATCAGCAGACAGGTCGTAGGTGATGGAGATCTGAGGCACGCCACGGGGAGCGGGTGGGATGCCCTCCAATTGGAAGGTACCGAGCATGTTGTTGTCCGCGGACCGCGCCCGCTCCCCCTCCAGGATCTTGATGGTCACAGTGGTCTGGTTGTCCGAAAACGTCGAAAACGTCTGGGTCTTCTTGGCGGGGATGGTGGTATTCCTTTTGATGAGGGTCGTCATCACATTGCCACTCGTCTCGATGCCGAGCGAGAGCGGGCAGACGTCCAGAAGGAGCAGGCTGTCCGTCTTCTCCGATTGGACACCAGTGAGGACCGCCGCCTGGACTGCCGCACCGTAGGCGACACACTCGTCAGGATTGATGCCCGCACACGGCTCCTTGCCAAAGAATTCGCGCAGCATCGTCTGGATCTTGGGGATGCGAGTGCTGCCGCCCACCAGCACAATCTCGTCAATTCCCTTTTTGTCGATCTTGGCGTCCACCATCACCTTCTGGACCGGCTCCATGACCCGTCGGAAGATGTCCGCACACAGATCCTCAAACTTGGCCCGGGTCAGCACCAAATTTAGGTCTTCGCCTTCGTAGAGCGACTCGATCTCGATATTGGCGATAGTGGCCGTGCTCAGCGTCCTCTTGGCCCGCTCGCATGCATTCTGGATACGACGCCTCGCCCTCTTCTCCTCGGTCACATCCTTGCCCGTCTTCTTCCTGAATTCACGGACACAAAATTCGGTCATCGCCTGATCGATGTCCTCGCCTCCCAGGTTCGCATCGCCCGCGGTCGCCTTGACCTCAAACACCCCGTCCGAGATGTTCAGAAGAGAAATGTCGTGCGTGCCACCACCACAATCCACCACCAAAATATTCTTCTCCTCTTCACCCGTCATCTTGTCCAGGCCATAGGCGATGGAGGCGCTTGTCGGCTCCTGGATCAGCCTCAGCACCTCCAGCCCCGCAATGTGGCATGCGTCCTTGGTCCCCTGGCGCTGTGCGTCGTTGAAGTAGGCGGGGACCGTCACCACCACCTTTTTCAACTCGTGACCCACATAGGTCTCGGCCACCTGCCTCATCTCTCCCATCACCATGGCCGAGATCTCCTCGGGAGTGAACCGCTTCGTCTCGCCCTTGATCACCAGCTCGAAATTAGGCCGGCCGTTCACCTCCACCACCTTGCACGTCATGTGCTTCAGATTCCTCTGCACCGACGCGTCGTTCCACTCCCTCCCGATGAACCGCTTCGCATCAAAAATAGTATTGGTCGGATTCGACACCACCTGGTTCTTGGCCGCCTCCCCGATCAGCCTCTCGCCCGTCTCGGGATGAAAGGCCACCCAGGATGGCACCGTCCGATTGCCCGTAGAGGTATGTGCAATCACCTCCACCGCATTGTTCTGAAAAATCGCAACGCAACTGTTCGTTGTGCCGAGATCCACCCCAAACGCCTCGATTGTCATGCTGTTCTTTTTTCTTAATAGCGACCATGTTGTTAAATACACCAAAAATAATTTTCATTAGACTTAATTTCATGTTTTTAGATGATCCAAAAAAATTATAATTTTTTTTTGGGAGGAATAATAAAGATTATTATGGTGAAGCCCATAGCCGTAAAAAACTTTCCTGTAAGATTTTATATTTCTGAATATATCGGACAGGACTCTAAAAAACAAGAATTAATGAATTCATTAATATCAAAGCATAAAGATCATACATGTTCCACAAAAAAGGATGCGGAGGAAATATGTGCTCGGAATTTGAATGATTTGTTAGGTTTACCCTCTATACCTTTTTCTGACCTGGACGCAACTAAACAAATGATTACGGAAAAAAATCCCGATCGGGCTGACCTGGACGCAATTAAACCAATGCTCCAAGACATGACAAATTATGTGTCTTCTCTATATATAAACCAGAGAATACTAGATTCTGACTATTCTACTCCATTTAATTATCAGAAATCTATAACTAATGGTAGTGGATATCATATTTCATGGTGGGTTAAATTTTTTGTCGATGCATATCAGGGTGAACAACCATTTCTACATTTAAATGCTATTTATGACAATCTTGTTAAAAAAAAGACAGTTGATCTACAAAAAGTGAAAGAAAATAAAAGTCTGATGACACAAATCATGGATCTTATATATTTGATTACTCAAGGATATTTTATAGGTAGTAAAAAATCAACAAAACTATTACTACGTATATATAATGAATTATTAATATACAATCAAGAACAGGGTATTAATGAGAACCCCCTAATTCGCAAGATGACAAAAGTAGCACAATCACAAGCAAAAGCACAATCAATATCATCACTAGCACCACCATCATCATCACCATTATCATCACCACCAATAGGTTTACAACAACAAATGAAAGCAAAGGCACAAGCAAAAGCACAAAAAGCACAAACATTAGCATCACCAATAGGATTAACGAAAATACCAGCAGGATCACAACAACAAAAAGCACAAGTAGAATTAACGAAAACAAAGGCACAACAATCAAGACAAGCACAAGCAAAGGCACAACAATCAAGACAAGCACAAGCAAAAGCACTAGCACCAGCACCAGCAGGACCACAAGTAGAATTAATGAAAACAAAGGCACAACAATCAAGACAAGCACAAGTGAAAGCAAAAGTAAAAGCACAGGTTGATCGTATCTATGGACAATTATCAGAGAAAGATACTCCTACCACTTGGTCTGTTCTCCCCATTAACGATAAATTGAAATCTGATGCTAATTATCGCCAATTTTTCATTGATGCGATTAATAAGAAATATGAGGAAATTGAATTAGAGGGAAACCCAATTCTTCCATTACTCATATTAGGATATTATAAGATTCCCGCTCTTCGTGATGATATTAATTTCCAAAATTTTATGATTCAATTAATTATGCAAAAAATCAATGAACCTGAATTTTATGGTGGTTATACAAAATATCATCGTGCACCAGAGATGGAAGATCTAATGATGATGAGATATATTACTAGAGAATGTGTTCAACCTTTATCCGAAACTGATTCTAAGAAAGTTAAACAGTGCAAGCGTTCTTATTGTAAATATTGGCCTGGTTTCAAATGGTTATGTCGGATATTTCCCACGACCAAGAGTCTGAGTCAGAAATATGATTGGGCTAGAAAATTTATTGAACAACAAAAGGGTCGGGATGATAATTGGGCTGCAAATTTTTTAATGGCTCCATAAAAAACAATGTTAATTAGTGATTATCAACATCCTAGACATTATCGAAATTAATGTTGTTAATGATGATATTTTCCAGTATGGAATTGGATATCGTTTGCTTAGAGGAAAATTATCATATTTTTCTGATATCCAATCTGATTCAACCCCTCGGATACGATTGCTATTATTCCTAAAACATTAACCATCGGAGAAGTAAGAAAAAATACATGATTATGTATGTAATAATCAATGATAGACATTGTCTAATATGTTTTCTCATTTTTGATCTTTGTGGAGGTCCATGACAACAGAGATTGTTTTCATCTCATGGTGATTATCGTCCTCTTTGGTGTGTGGTTGTTGTGGTTGTTGTGGTTGTTGTAGGGATGGTGTGTGAATCGTGGGGACAATTCCGTATATGTATCGATAGCGCGTGATGGGAGCAATTGAATAATCGTCTTCCCAGAGTGACTTTTCCTTGCATTCCGGGCATAGCGTCGGAGTTGTTGTTGACATGAGAAAAGCAAGCACTCTCTACTTCTACATAAATATATATTATTTTACGTGCGCTGAAAATATAAAAAAAATTAATTTTTTATTGGATAAAAAAGCAATGTCTTCTTCGCGTCTATCCAAAAAAGAGGCCAAGCATATATCAGAGATCAGCCCCGATGAGTTTGCGGGACATCATAGCATCATGATGCTGCTCCTCATCATTTTCTTTGGCATCCTCATTTATCGCTTCAGCAAGGGACGACTTCGTCCCATGACCAAGGTGGAGGGCACCGTCAAGGCGGTCTTCCACAGCCAGACCAGCCCTCCCCTCTCCTTTGTCAAGATTGAATACACATATAAAGGCAAAACGACGATGATCGAGGAGACACTGTCCAAGGTGGTCGCCAAGAATGATGTGGTGGAATTCTATGTGACCTCCTCGGGCCAGGTTGTTTTTTCATCGACATTCCCCGTCTGGGCTTATTGGATCGTGGTGATTGTCTATCTCCTCATCCTTCTGATGAGTCTGGGCCTGGTCATTCACTTTCATTTCATGAAGAGTTCCTAAAAATGATTCCGAGATTTTTTAGACAAGATAATAAACTATATCTATGATTAAAAAATCTGAACCTCCCTTATTTTTTTCATCTTTACAGAATATGGACCTTCAATACGAGTGGGACACCAAGATCGATCCCATCGTGGATCGGGTGGTTGCGTATGCCAGGGACCATCACGAGAAGAAGATCGGATTCTATTCGAGAGAGGAGTCTATCAGCATCTACACCTATCTCTACGACCTGACAACGACGAATCGCACCACGGAGTATCATCATTTGGAATTTTTCTTCCAGAGGGAGATGGAATGTGCAAAGCGGTTTTGTGGTTCGTTTCATATGGATTCGATCCATGAATTTATTCTGAAGGAGGCTGCCTTTACCATCGTGTTGAAGTGGTTCCTGTGCTTCTTTCATCATCTGAATCGGTTGTATCTGAATGCGATCGGCGATCGACGGTCCATGGAGACAATATTGAGGACGACGTTCCGTGACGAGTTCATGGATCGATACCGTGAAACCCTTGAGGATCTTTTGAAAACCGCCTGGTTCAACATGAGACGCTCCGAGTCTCATTTACCTGATCCTACTTTGGTCTGCATGACCTACAAGATCCTTCAGAATGATCCCGATTATAAAACGCGTCTGGAGAACCTCTTTGTGATGGAGGCGGAATGTTATTATATTCGATGTCGCCATGATTGGGCCTTTCACGGTGTCTACGATTATGTCCTGATGGTCCTTGCCTTCCTCAAGAAGGAGGAGACCATGATTGTCGAGTATCTGGGGAATACCATATGGCAGAGGGCACGTCAATGTCTCCTCGAGACGCTTGTTCTGGATCGATACGACGAGGTTATGATGCATCCAGAGCACGGATGGAAGGCGGTATTGGCCGCGGGGAAGGAGGAGGTGATACAGGACATGTCGATGTTCCTGGATTTTTCGGATGAATGGAGGAGGGTGTATCGCGAGTATCTCCACGAGCAGGATCCAGGAGAAGGTGTGCTTGATTTGTATGAGACCCATCATCGCTATCTATCGTCCGGCATCCTCCGCACCGAGTTCCCCAAGCGTTTTTACGATATCCTTCATTCGGAGATTCGTCTGATCTTTCAGAATAGTGTCGATCTTGTGGAGCGCCTCGTCCATATTATTGATGGCCTGATTCGTAAAAAAACTCCTCTTCACACGATCGTCCGTTACCTTCGCACGGTGGATCTGTGTCACGATAAGAACCTCTTCCAGGAGCAGTATCGCACGCACCTTCAGAATCGATTACTTGAAGGCATCGCGCATTTTGGACAGGAATCCGAATTGATCGAGGCCCTCTGCCAAAAAATGGGCGTCTCGTATGTGATTGGTATGAGGTGCATGTTGAATCAGATGCGTGATTCCTTCCTGGAGGAAGGCGATGTTCGTCTCTCGATCCTCTCGGACGTCGCCTTTGCCGGCGGGCATCGGCTTTCGTCCCTCGCCATTCTTCCACCGTCCGTCCGTCCCTCCATTCTTCGTCTCCAGGAGCAGTGGTCATTGCAGTTGGACACCAAGATAAATTTCTTTCCCTCGGCGATCCATGGCCAGGTAGTGCTCGAGGCCATTTATGACAATTCTCGCTACGAATTACAGATGAATCCACTACAGGCATCGCTGCTCCTTTGGATCCAGGAAAAGGGTCCGGTCTCGTGCAAGGCCTTTGAGGAGCTCTGTGGTGATCGCATGTGTCTGGAAGGACTCTTTCACGGGATGGAACGACGGACCCTCCGACGCAAGAATGAGGTGCTCTGGGAGATCGATCCTGATTTTTATTCTCCTCATCGTCGCGTTCGTCTGCCTCCTCTTAAACTCAAGAAAAAGACGACGCTTGCGGCCTCTGCCAATATGGAATCCAATCAGATTGATACGATCATCGATGCACAGATCGTCCGCATCCTGAAGAATCTTAAAACCATCCAGCACCAGGATCTGATCGGGATGCTCCATCAACGCCTGGTGCGCTTCCAGCCGTCCGTCGCGTGCTTCAAGCGCCGCATCGAGTCCCTGATCGAGAGAGACTATATCGCCCGATGTCTTCCCTCCAATACCTATCAATATTTATAACGAAATGACTTAAACAATAGATGGAAAGAGGGTAAAATGGAGGGAATGATCAAGGTAAACAAGATTCCGAATCCGGAGATACGGAAGAAGGACGGGGATTCGAGGAACCTTCCGAAGATGCCGAGATTGTATCTAGAACTCATTGAAAACAAGGATAAGATCAAGCAAAACATGGTGAATAAGGAATTTGATATGGACGATGCGGCCTCGGATATTACTTTCTTTGATGGCAATAAACAGTATTCTACCAAGCCCTCTGAATTGTCGGATGTCGAAGAAGAAGAGGACGAGGATCTTAGCGAGGACAGTGTATCATCGATTGTGAATAAACAGGAAGATAATGACGAGGAGGACGATGAAGATGAGGATGAGGAGGACGAGGAGGATGAGGAGGACGAGGATGCGGATTCCATGAAAATTCCTGCCGCCGCCACGACTCGAGTCGTCGAGGAGGAGGACGATGAAGACGAGGAGGATGAAGAAGACGAAGAGGAGGAAGAAGACGAGGAAGAAGACGATGACGAGGACGAGGAAGAAGAGGAAGAAGAGGAGGACGACGAGGAAGAAGGACGTGTGGATACGAAACCTCTATCACAACCCAAGCCTTCTCCTTCTAAATTATCCAAGAGCCAGAAATATGCCAAGATTCTTAATGAGAGCATGCCTCCCAAGCTGTCCGAACTGGAGCAGAAGGGAGAGATCCATGGTCGCAAGACCATTCCTAATCTCGATCGGATCTATCATACCGAGGATGAAGAGGACGAGCTCAAGCGGGAGCTGCTCTTTAAATTCGAGCTCCTGAAGAAGTCCTACAAGATGAATGATATCCCGGATTTCAATATCCACTCGGATCTCAAGCAGATGTCCAGGTCTTACGAGAGCACCTTGCGTCGGGTGTCATTGGATTCTTGTGTAGAAAATTATAAACAGTTGCTGATTGGTGGATTCATGGTGATGGAATTCATCCTGGGCTATCTCTTCAAGTTTGATATGCAGGGATTCACACAGCAACAGATTGTGAATATGACGCAGTATGAGAGGCTTCTGATTGAGCTGGGTGAGAATTCCTATGTGCCCGGTGGTTCGCAGTGGCCAGTCGAGGTGCGTCTCCTGCTGATGGTGCTGGGCAATGCGGCCATCTTTATCATCGCCAAGATGATTATGAAAAAGACGGGAAGCAATCTGATGGGCATGATGAATTCCTTCAGCCAATCGTCCGCCTCTTCGTCGGCCTCGGGCGGAAGCGGTGCCGGTCAGGCCAAGAGAAAGATGAGAGGCCCTTCCATTAATCCCGATGATATACCCGATATCAGCACCAATGATTATTAAAGAAGTAAAACTTTTCCGATGATGATAATGAAAAAAAAAATTTCATTATACATAAAAGATATGAGTTTAAAAGAATTCGACTTGATTCATAAAGCAATCCGAACGATAAGTGAAGACTATGATAGTTTAAATGAAACACTCAAGGCTCAACTCCGCCAAGTATTTACTGTTGAAAGAACAATCACAAGTGTCACGCAGATGGTCCAACATCTAAATAAATCAACGGATAAGAAATCAATCTTCTACATAATCTATTCTCAAACGCGTTCCCAATGGTTTTTAATATGGCCAGATGCAACGGGTAAATTTAATACAGATGCGTCTTCATTATTAATTACAGATACAACATCATCTGATGATGATGTAATCATTAAGAGGACACTCCATAAAATGAGTGAATTGATCGAGAAGGACAGTATTCCATTCATCTCTCCACTCCAGAAATTATTTACTGTTGTTAAAAAAGATTATCAAAGTATCAATGATGCAGTCGATGATATAAATCAATTACCGTCGCCGAAATCAATGTTCTACATTGTGTTTGATATTGCAAAGAGATATTGGTATTTATTGTGGCTAGATAGTAATAATCAGCTTACGGTTGAAAATAAAATGATGATCAAACAACGATTCTACCAATTATCACAGGATAGAAAACAATATTATATAGAGGAATTGTCCAAGATTCGATCCTGGTCCTCCCTGTTGAGTAGTGCAAAAGCAAAACAACAAAAAAATAAAAGATATCTTCAATCCTTACAACAATTAATGGCTGCAACGAATCCAGACGACGATAAGAGACTTGATATCGATAGTTTTAAGTCTAAATTACCACCACAAATAACAACAAAGAATCGTGAAAAACTTGCATTATTATTTAAGGCATACAATCAAATTGATTCTATAATGAGAAAACAACAAAAATACCAACTACTATGCAAAGAATTATTGAAGAATCCATATGGAACATTTGAATCGAGGATGAAAACTTTATGCCAGGTGATATCTTGTCTTGAGCCTATCGGTCAAATAGGTGATGATGGAAAATTAAAAAAGGCACAAGAAATTATTACACTATTACTACCAAAACCGTTATCATCTCAATATTCAGAAAAAAAAATTAAGATTACGAATTCAAATTCGACTGAATGGGTCCATATTATCAAAGATTATCTATTAAAAATAAAAAATGAAGAAGATTTTTGTAATTTCATTGCCAATTATCCCGAAAAACATGAAGTGAAAACTATTCTGTCAGTTGACAGAACAATCTCCCGCACCAGACACGATATCAAACGTAAATTAATAAAGACATTTGACAGCGTAAATTGGACATTTCTGGAACGGATTGAAAAGATGAATAAGTTTCAGGAACAATTAAAAGGTAAATGTTTAAGTAAATATTTAGATTGTTTTATTCAATTATATCTAATTTTTACTGAAGAAATTTTGAATATTGAAGAGTGTCTTCAACAGATTGATGAACAATGCCAGAAATTCGCCTCACAATTAGAAGAAGCGCAGATGAAATTGGACGACGAACTCGTGACATTAGTACGTAATCGTATAAAGGAACGTCCCGGACTAAAAACAAATTTACAGACATTAATGCGACAACAACAAAAATCCAAATTAAGATCTAGACAATCGTCCACATCTTCCTCAATGTTGGGTGGTCAGGACGACGATTAATTATTAAAGAAGAAAGACGTAAAACTTTTAATGAAAAAAAAATTTCATTATATATAAAGTATGACTCAAACTCTATCGAAACAACAACAAAAAGATTATTTAAGAAGATTGTTAAAAGCTCGAAGTCCTTTCAGCCTGTCCAGTGACAAGGTAGACCAAGTAAAAAATAAACAATATCTTCAATTATTAAAATCAAAATCAAAATCATCAATATCACCATCATTACCACCACTACCACCACAAATAACAACAACGAATGATGGAAAGCGTGAAATATTATTAGATGCATATAATCTTTTGATTAGGAGACAACCTGTTACTGAACAAAGATTAGACTTTGAGTTAACCAATCTAGAGATTGATAAAAGTAAAAATTGGATCGAAACATTGTGGAAAATCATTGATACACTTGAACCTACCGACGACAAACAAGATACCAATCCAATAATACGTGCAAAAAAAATACTTTTTAAATCTTTAATGACGAGAAGAAAAACAGTTCAAATTTCGGATTCACGGATATGGATCGAAAAGATTAAAAATGCTCTCTTACGTATAAGAAACGTCCCAAACTTTTGTGAGTTGTTTGCACCCTATTTAAATGATTATAATATTGATTCATTACTATCAGATACAGGAAACATAGGAGATAAACGGCGTTCAGATTGCTATTTCCAATATACATTACCATTCAAAGTTCGTCATGAAAAACTGGAAGAATTGAAAGAGTATATTGAAAAAGTATGTTTCATGCGTGCGAATTTTAAATATTTCAGTGAATTATGTGAAATCTTTACAGTGGAATTAGTGGATTTTGGAAGCAAATGTCCAGATATTATCAAAAAATGCAATAGTCTAGAAACAAGACTAAAGGATGCTCAGGAGAAATTGGATGCTGATGTGCTTGAATTTTTGAAATTACGTATACCTACACGACCAGGATTGAAACAAAAAATACAACAACAATCCAAATCAACAACATCTAGAGCTACTTCATCATTATTGCAGAGAATGTCGCAGGAACCGGACGAGTTCTAGAAGGATGTCGCAATCGAAGCGATTGTAGTTTTGGAGCGTCTGTTGGAGCACTGGATCCTTGTTCTGGAAATAGCGACGAGCGAGTGCAACCGACTCGGCACCATCGGCGCATCCCTTGGGTTGCTGAATATCGATGAGGCCGTGATGAAAGAGTCCGGCCGCGATCGCCTTTAGCTTGAAATTAAACACTCCCTGCACAAGGATCGGTCCATGCTCAAAGACACGATGAAGATCCAGGGCATCGCGGAACAAGTCCATGTAATGAGGGAGGCCGTGAACCTGGCACCGCTCGCGCCAGAAACGATCCTCGGCAAAGTAGTAGGCCACACGCCCCCCGGCCTGTTGATGCTGTGTCAGAAAGGCGTGGATACGATCCATGAGGAGGCGCTCCGAGGAGAGCGAGATGGCCGTTCCCCACTCCCATCCATGCCTGGCATTCGTTGCGCTCCATCCAAAGAGGTAGATGCATTTCTGGAAATCCGTCTCAAAATCCACAAAGACCCAGGAATCCAGGTTGGATTCCAGAAGATCCGGAAAGCGACGGGCGATGGAGGATCGTGATGGTAGATCCAGTATCTCCTCGGAAGAAGAGAGGTGGATCATCCGCCGGATCGTCTCGATCCTAGAATAGACCATCGGCTGGAAATGATCAAGGAAGCGAGGATCGTCCCATCGAAAGATGCCGGCATCGCGCAGCCGCTCTCTTCGTGCCATCCCACACTGCCATATCATGGAAATGTCGCGCACATGGATCGCCACCTCCTCCTTTTTCTTCTGTGCTGCTTCCGTCAGGGCCAGCGGTGTGCACGAATAATCGGCCTTGTGATTAGGGTAGAGCATGGACGAATCCTCGGGATGAAGAAACGCCAGGCCCGAAAGAATCGCTCGCAATCGATGGATCTGTCGGATGTCGTCGCGCCTCTTGCGATCACTAGCGCGATTCACACGCCGATTCCCCACCCAGCACCAGTCGTCCAGGATCCAGGGGTGCATCCGCCCTTTCCCCACGGACGCTAGCACCATCCTTCCCATCATGTCCTCCCACGCATCCTCCACACCCTTCGGACAATAATCACGGAGCCGCCCGCCGTCCAGATGGATACGGTATTTATCCTCGCCCTCCTCCCACACCAATCGATCCACCGTAAACACCATCTGATACCGTGCATCCACCAGCCTCATCGAACACTTGTCCCTCCGATCCGCGGTTTCCAGTCGCCTCCTCGCGTTTTTCCTCCAATCCGGCTGTGAGGATGCTGTCACCTTCTCCGCAAGCGAAGGTTCAAAGAGATAATGACCACCGTCCTGCGCCGCCATCGGCGCCAATGCCACATCGTGCATGTAATATTGTGATTGTAAATCCATAGTATTCTCTATTTAAAAAATCATAGATTTCCATATGATTTTCATTTTATTAATCATGATGATGACGCCACAACCACACCATCAGCAGCACAAACATGATGAATTCTATGAATCCAAGCCATGAGGTATATTCGGAGTAATCCGGTGTATAATTCACCTTATTATTCTGCATATACCACTGGATATTGAAGAAAATCAGGAATCCGACATTGATCGCGAGCGCCAGCACAATCAGACTTCGCAGTAGATCTTTGGCCCATTGCTTGAAACTCCCAATAAAATAGATAACAATAGAAATCAGGAGCAGCAAGAAAAAGATGTAATGTCCTCGTTGATGGAATGCATTATGCAGGTTGATGGTCTGATGATCCCTGTATCGGAACGATAAATCGATTAGAAAGAAGATGGCAAACAGGCTGAGAAAATAACAAAAGAATTTTCGTTCATGGCAGAACAAGAGGATGCTAAAAACAAGGGCCATGATGCATCCAAAGACGATCTGAAATACCGTGGGAAGACACACATACCATCTGGAAAACGAATGAATCTCCCATATCCTCTTCACACGCATCCATTCCGAAAGGAACCATACAAAGAGCATGATAATGATGATCAGACATGCAATCTTGCATCTTTGTTTTTGAGAATATTGTTTCATCAATATCAATATATATTTATTCTTCTATTACAAAATAAATATAATTAATTAATATCAACAAATTAAATCTATTGAAGTTCCGAGGCATTATAATTATTAATCTTGAGGATGTCGGTGTAGGCATCGACCTGAGTGCTCTGAATGCCGCTTGAAATCGTGGTGGAATTAAGAGGATTCAGAGGATTGGTTTGACCATTGGCAAGGAGCGGCTTCCTCGACTGACGCACCGACAAGGTGGTATAGACGGGAATTTGTTCAATATGTAGACTGGTGAGAACACCACCTCCATTGATATTGGCCGTGGTCCCGGTGTTCTGTATGATGTCTCGCAGTGTTTCGCAATCTGTGGCTTCTACATCCGCATTCTCAATATCGCGGAGAAGATTGGCGGGGACGGTCTGAACCTCCACCCTATCGTTTACAGTTGGAAGTAATACTTTTTGTTCGCATGGATTCGTATGGCCCATTTTTTATTATCTTACTATATAAACAATGGATTTTTTTTTACAAAAAAATTTTTATTCCATGAGGCGGGCCCGTTGTTTGGACGAGAGGAGCTCACCAAATCGTTTCATCACCACCTTGCCACTCAAAGGCTTGGCGAGAACCTCACGGACACCATCCTCGTAGGTGATCGTCACCTTGAACATGGATTTATCGTCCACCATGATGTTGACCATGCGCACACTCTTGATCGGCATCTGCTTGCGGGCGATTGCGGTCGTTCCCAGCTTTTCCATCAGGAGGCGTGTTTCCTCCACCACATCGGGGTGCACCTTGGTCAATCTCGCCCGGCGATTGGCCGCCAACAATCCGCTCGCCGACACCGCACAAGACTTGGTGGAGCGGGGCACGCGACAGATAGGAAATTTAAGGTTCTCCTTGGGATTCTTGAGAATCTCCTCCTTGTCCTCGGACGGTTTCATGAAACACTCCTCGCCGCACTTCCCGTAGATCTTGAGACGGTCCGCACCCGTCAATTCCGTCCATGCCTCGTTGTCCGAGCGGTCCACCTTTAGCTTGCCGGCATCGATTGCCGTCATAATCCGTTTCATTATTCTTTTATATTCACAAAGATTTTTTCACAAAATTCGTAATTTTAGTATAATACTTTTGAACATCATCCAGTAAGAATAAACCGACATTTCCTTTTTTAAACATGGTCAATCCTGTATCCACGGCTTTTTCTTCCGAATGAAAGACATGCACTTTGCATCCTTTGGGTTTATGTTCTTTTGCTGTTCTTTCCATGAATTGAAGTAAATGACCATGTATTCGCCCTCGAGTTAATCCTTTATCTTCAAATAATAGTAAATCTTCACAATGTTCGGAAAGTTTTTTCACCATTTGAATAATATCTTCATTGCGACGGTCACCTGCCGCTCCAAACATAATAAACGTTCGTTTGGAAGGAGGTAATGATTTTACAATGTTTGCAATCGCATCCACATTATGTGCATAATCAATGATGACCCATCCTTCATGATAAGGAATAAAATTTGATCTTCCAATAGGCGTTTCGAATGTTTCTAATCCTTTTCTCACCATATTCCATTCCACATTTTGTGACCAACATACCGCGACCGTCGCCAACATATTATCAATATTAAACCGTATTCTTCCATCTTGAGTGAAAGGCGCGTCGGTCACATTCATTTGGAAAACCACCTTTTTCTGATTTTCAATCACCACCATGACATTGTTGTGAAGCGTGACAAATCTTTTTGAATCGGGAGGTATCTTTGAAGGATCCATGGAATACCATATCAGGTTCGATGCACATGAAGAAAAAGGCACGTGGCTTCGGATATACTCATCATTCGCGTTGACAATTCCATATCCATCTTTCTGAATACTTTTAAGCACCGTAGATTTGACTCGAAATAAATCATCAATCGTTTCGATTCCATCTATTCCTAAATGGTCTCCTTGACCAATGTTGAGAAGCACACCGACCGAGGATTCTTGGAATCCTAAGCCAGAACGAATAATTCCTCCTCTGGCAACCTCCAATACGGCTACATCCACCTTTGGATGTTGGAGTATGGCGCGCGTGCTTTGAGGTCCACTACAATCACCCGACCGAATCAATTCATTATTAAAATAAATACCATTGGTTGTCGCACTTCCAACACAATTGTATACTTGTTTTAAAATATGACTGATGAGAAACGTCGTCGTTGTTTTTCCATTTACTCCAGTGATCGCGATAATAGGAATAATAGGAATAACAGGCGATTGACGAAGCGTAGGATATAAATATCGAATAATGCTTTTACCAATACTATTTCGCATCAAATGCATTCTTAACCCTGGAGCGGCGTTCACTTCAATTACCGCACCTTGAATGGTTAAGGGAATCGACAAATCTTTCGAAAGCACATCAATACCTGTAATGTCTAAACCGATAACTTTACTGGTAAGAATAAAAAGTCGTTTATTTTCTGGGTGAATGTTATCCAGGTCTTCAAACGTTGCAGTGCCTCCCATCGATAAATTGGCTTGTTGTCGTAAGGAAACTCGCTGTTGGTGTGCAGGAATACACTGAATATCTTGAAATCCCTGTTTTTTAATTTCATGGACAAGATCATCATCGATGGTCACTAAGGTCAACATTCCATTGTGTTCATGTTGTCGAAGAGGGTCTTGATTGAGTCGTTGAATAAGCTGCTGAATCGAGGAAATCCCGTCTCCAATCACAATTGGCGGTGACCGTTTCGCCACGGCCATCATATTTCCATTGACCACAAGAACACGATAATCATTTCCTTCTATTGTTTCTTCCATTATCACATCGTCACTATACTGTTTCGCCAATTCAAATGCGTGCTCTACCTCTTGTTGTGTTTTGGGGTTGATTGTAATTCCTTTTCCCTGATGACTGTCCAATGGTTTAATGACGACGTGATACGGAACTTGACACAATCCTTTCCACGCCTCATTTGCGGTAGGGACAATTCCACCATGTGGAATGGGAACTCCGACTTTGTGTAAAAGGAGTTTGGTGAGATGTTTACTTTGTGCAATATCCACACTGATTTGTTTTGTATGATGAGTTATGGAGGCCATGATTCGTTTTTGTTGAGAACCATAACCAAACATAAGAAAATTATTGTTGTTCATTCTGGTAATCGGCAATTTATAATGTTTGGCGACATCGACAATCATATTCGTCGATATCCCCAACTTTGTTTCATTGTGCAATTGGGTTAATAAAGGAAGCTGAACCTTGTCATTGTAGACCATTTCTAATGCTTTTTTTCCTACCTCTTCATTGTGGATATCATAATGAAACCAAACATCACCATTTTTTAACGTTCCATAATCATTCGTTGAATAACCAATTCGTTTTAAAAGTTGGTGCACTTGGATAATATCCACCTTCATTCTTGTGATTATAATCGGATGAAGAGACCATTGATTTGGACCTCGAAGCACGGAAAAAACAATAGCCTCCTTCTTTCTTTTCCAATAATACCAAAAAATCAAAAAAATTATGATCAATAATAAAATCAATAATAAAATAATATGCTTATGTTTTACCATAATTCCTTTTAATTGTTAATAGGAATTATATTTTTATTTTTTGGAAAAGTTGCATTAAATGGGTTGTATTTTTATACGAATAATAGTTTTTGAGGTTATGATTGATATTCACCGTGTCTTTCACAAACAATATACCCTCGGAAGATAAAGCATCCATTGGAACGCCTATCCATTTATTATCATCATCATCATCATCCATATGATCAATAATAAGAATACGACTATTCAAATAAGGTAACCCATTTCTTTCCATGTCAGGAAAATTACATTGAATTATCGCAATATCGACGTCAGGGTGTATTAGCACTTTTTGTGCTTCATCATAAAACATGTCATTGGTCATGAAATTCGATTGCAGGTTCACAAAGACACCATGTTTGGAGGCCGACCCTATATACTGGAAAGAATGATAGGTGCTTAGTGCATTGTGCAATTCTTTGAAAAAAGAAAACGGTAACGTATTTCCCACTAAGCCAATGATAGGGATGACATTGAAAGAAGTCCCAACATGATGAGTCACCAACTTTTCGACAAAAGGAATACGACTTGGATATAGAATATGATCACTCCAAGATGGTTTTGCATTGATTTCACATACACCCCCTCCCTGTTCATCCAATGGAACGGAAATATCCTTGGCAATTAGATCTACTCCTGCGATATCCAAACCTATCGCATGAACCGCCGTGAGAATTTGTTTTTTCGTCAATGGATGCAATTCGTCAAGAATATCTTTTCCCGTAAACGTTCCATTATATCCCAACCTTATTTTTTCATTCTTCTTTAAAATGGAGTGGGGTGTTTTTCCATGTTTTTCGAGTTGGAACTTATACTGCGGGAAAGAAGAAGATACATAGTCATATTCAATTATTGTATAATTAAAATGATGAAATGTATCCACCCTTCCATTGATTTGAGAATCCGTGAGTTGTTGTATTGTGGATACTCCATCTCCTTCCACATATACTTCTTTTGATTTTAGGACACCCACAATTTCATTTCCAAGAACAAGGACTCGGTGATGTGTGCCTTGCAACATTTCTTCCACTAAAATTGATGAAAATCCCTTTGATTCTATTTTACGATATACCTCCAACAGTTGTTTTTTGGTGGTAACATCGGTAAACACACATTGACCACCTTGACCATCTAAAGGTTTGACTACAAAAGATTTATCCTTTGCGTCCTTTAACAATTCAATAGCTTCCGATGGATTGGTGCATACTTTACCTTCCGGAACATTAATATACATGGAAACCATTTCTTTGGTTTCGTTTTTATCCGACGATATGTCAATACTAATATGACTCGTATCATGACCGTATCCTGCCCAAATTCTTTTCTGTGAATGTCCATAATTCAATTGGACCAGATTTTTATAAAGAAGAATGGTTGGTAACGATAAATTGTATGCATAATCAAGTATATGTATGGTAGCAATATTCAGAACCATTTCTCGGTAAATGTTCTTTAATGATGTTTTTAAACAATACTTGTTTTCTTGTCCGTTCAAAACAGCAAGTAATAAATGTCTGGCTTCCTCTATACATTGTCGACCAAATTTTTCATCGAAACAACTTATGGTAATTCGATAGACTCCCCGACGGTTTGGAATTTCTCTTGTTCTCCCGAAACCTGAATTCAACATCGTCATGACGGTTCGAAATTCCAACGCCATGTGTTCCAAAATATGACCCATATACGTTCCCTTTTTTATGCGGTTCATGAAACCTCCATCACATTCATGATTTTCTAAACCAGGTAAGTAATGCTTCAATTTTTCTCCCAAATCGGGAAAATGGTTCGAAGGGTGATCTTCGAGATTTCCAATGTCAATAATAATTTTAAGCACACTTTTTTTGTAAGAATAAATACTTGGACCTCGAATGAATTCACTTTCCAAAATTTTTATATCAAACATTGTTTATTATAAAAATTTTTATTATCCATTTTCGATTGTGAATATTGAATAGTTCTGTGCTGGATTAATGATACAATCCTTCCCGGTAATTCGTGAGATCATGCATGCCATACGTGCCTGGAATCGGAGAGGCGATCGGGAGCAGACACAGGCTGGTTTCATCAATAAAGATAAAAGGGGGCTGGTTTGTATTATACCCTTCGACCGTGCCGTCTCGTTGGGAAGCATCATCGACCGTCTCGATCTGCCACCATTGCTCTTCCATCGCAGCACGGAGAGGATGCTGGTAAGTTTGTGTGAATTCCTCGTCTCCAATAAAGGGACCGGCGAGGCCGATCATCATGGTGGGAAGGATATTGTGATGCAGCCACAGATGCACACCCATGAAAATCTGGAGGCTACCACCTAGCGAATGTCCCGTCAGATAATATTCACGATCCTGTGGAAAAGAAAAGGCGGACTGGGAAAGGAGATCCAGAAACGCCTGCTGGAATCGATCATGGACCCTCCCCACACATCCAACCGCGAGACGACACGGAACCAGGCGACGATCGACATGGATGTTCCCACCGTCCGGATTCTGTTGTGTAGGGCGAAACACGATGACAGAGACATCTGTCCCGATATTTTCATAGACGCGCATCCGTGTGTCGTAGATGCCGTGTGTTTCTTCCACCATCTCATATGTGCCACAAAAACCGATGAGTTGCTCGTAGCCGCTGTCCCAGCTCACGGCCTCCGAGATCATCCCTAGATCCGAGACCCTCTTGCTCTCTCGAACCCACTCTGGACAATCCTCGATTCTCATCTCCGTGATCGCTAGGGTCGCCGTCATCATCAAAATGTATTTCAATATTTTCATCGTCTCTTATTTCATGGAGAAAAAAGAATTAATCTTGTATAGGATTAGAAACAAAAGATGGGCAATACCGCCTCCAAAAAGGAGGCTGCGACCATGACAGAAGATGTTGTAAAGAATCGCACCATTCACATTTCGACTCTCGAGCATCCGGTCGATACCATTGAGATTGAAATCCTTGGTCATATGATTACCCTTCATATCGAACCCAAACAGAAATGAAAAAAACAATTTCAAATCGATACAATAATTACTACTTATGGAACAAGCGTGCAGTATCTGTTTGGAATCCATGTCGTCTTCGAACGAAGAGGTGCTTCTTTGCCAGCATAAGTATCATACTCATTGTATCGAGAAATGGTCTGCTCGTCATTCCACCTGTCCTCTTTGTCGAAAGTCCATGGGCTGTTCACGGGAGGAATTACTTCAGGTCTATCATAACGTGGAAAGAGTATCATTTTGTATACTGATCGTTGTATTGCTTGTGATTAAAATGAGTCATTGGTTATTTTATTATTCCACCAAAGAATAAACAAACCATGATCAAGAGTCTATACCATACCTTTGCCTTCTGTCTGTTGTTCGTAATCGCCATTGCGTTTATGAAACGACCCTATTTTGCAAGGAACAATACAATGGTGATTGTTTTCTTGCTCGCCATTGCCATATTCCATGCGTATGATGTATGGTGGTTTTCATGCCACGAAGGACCCGCACCGATCTAAAGCACAAACATTTTATTTGCAGAAAAATAAAATCGATCTAGAACAAAACAATCCAATTCATAAATATGTCGCAGTATCTTCTGAACGTTGATTCGACCTACCGGGATCAAAAACAATATCCCTATTCCTCGGAGTTCGGGGTGATTGTGAATCCGACACCAGGCCGCTTTGCGGCAGGCAACATCTACTCGGTCACCAATACCATCTATTCTCGTTTCCAGTGGCTCGGCACATCCACGACGACGGTGCCAAACGATACGATTACCGGCAATGTAAAGGACTTCACCATACTCCTCATCGAACTGGATCCAGCCAATGCCTCATCCGAATTTAACTTTTATTTTGGCTGCCAATTTGTCCTGGACTCTAGCGGTGTAGGTTCGCTCATCATCTCTTACAATCCCTCTACGAATTCCATCACACTTCTGAACCCGATCAGCCCCCAATTTTATGATCAGACCAATCCCGGCTACAAGATTATCAATCCGAGCTACAATCCCAAAAACGAGATCCTGTTGCTAGGGAGCAATCTCTATGTGAATCTGGCCAATGAGAATCAGAGTCCCCTCTTTCTCTTGAAATCAGGCCCGACCAACACACTCTTTGTTCAGAATGTGACCAAGAACTGGGTGCTGCCCATCCAAACCATCCTGGGTAATTTCCGCATTGTGACGTTTGCGACGGACATGCCCTCCTATGATAATGGGGATCTCTTTCAGATCCGGAGCAGCAGCAACATCATGGCCTACGTCGCAACATCGGTATCTTCCATCCATTCGATCCAGGAATACGAGATCCCACGACCCGGGAGTGGCTACTCTGTAGGAGACGTGGTCACGGCGGACTCTTCCACGGCATCCTTGCCCGCCACGTATACTGTGATACGAACCGATGCGTCCGGAGGGATCTTGGATGTTGCGGTGATCCACCCTGGTGCGGATTATACCATCGGATTTGTTCCTCTTGTGTCGGGAGCCAATTCCTCTGCACTCCTCTACATCTCGTCGGTCCAATCCTCGGTGGCGCTGAATCACATCATTCCTCCCGGTGATTACATCCTCTACATCCCCTCCATTTCACCAATCGCCGCCGCCCTATTCTCGGTATCTTCTGTTCAGGAGAATATCGTCTTTTTCTCACCGTTTGTCCATATTGCGGTGGGAGAGCCGGTCGAGCTTCTGGTCTATCGAACGCAATCGACAGGCCTCACAATGCCCCTTGTCTCTTACAAGCAGCCAGTCTGTTACGATGTATCGCTAGTCAACCTAATTCTACCCAATCAGCCGGTCTATGGTATTAATGTCCTGCCGACCTTTTTTCCCTATTTCATGATCGAGCTCTACAATACCTCCATCCCGGGTTCTAATTATGGGATCCTTTATTCCAATAATCCCAATACCGACAAAGTGACCTTTATGTGTCCAGTGGGGAATCCACGCAATCCTCTCATTGTCAGCTACCTTATTATGGTCTCCGCTCAAACCCAGACCATCAAATGGACCCCCACCGACAATTTCTTCTTTCGCGTCCTCCTTCCGAACGGCGAGACGCTGCGCTATAATTTTGATCTGGATGGCAATGAATCCAGCATCATCTCCGGTAATAATATCTCCACCAACAATTTCCATTTCTGGAGACAATCGACCGACCGGCGCATCTCGGCCACCTTTAGTTTCCGTCTCTCCACAGTGTCCTCTAAAAAATAATAGAGACTGTTACCAACCATGCCCGACATCTGTTCTGCAATCCAAGGGTATCATCTTTACCTCATTGACAAAAATTCCAGGTGAATGATCGCTTATCCTTACAGATGAATCTTGCATCATAACAGAATAACCACCTCCACCTCCACCTCCACCTCCACCTCCACCTCCACCTCCACCTCCACCTCCACCTCGGCTTGAAGAAGAAGAAAATGATTGTGGCATCATGACAGAATCACCTCCACCTCGGCTTGAGTCAAGGATGAGAAGATGATCAATTGGATTGTGCACGCGAACAGACTCCCATTTTTTTTTTACCAAAGATGGAAGTTCGATTAGGTTTGAGTCTAAATCTCGTATTGATCGATTCCAATCCCCTCCCATGATAACTGTATAATATGCTATGCTGGTCTGCATTTGTTTGGTTTTTTCACATATAATTCCTATGTATTCTTTGACAATTTCTCTCATTTTTTGAAATATAGCATTCTTAAACGCTTGTTGTCCCGTCTGTCCTATTTGACGTGGTCGAGTTAAATGAACATTGATAACAATTGCAAATATTGGAAAGTCCTCGATAGTTTGAAATAAGCATGCTAATAAATTACTTTTATGAATCTTAACATAGACGTCTGATGATGATGGTTTTTCATGGGTTATGGAGGATTCGATGTTTTCCTTGGTTCGAATATCTGAGGGTAAGGATCCAACCACTTTCCATTTTGAAGACTTGTATACAATCATCAGAGCATTTTGTTGTGGCATATGTGACCATGTGGCACTCCTCGAGTCCGGATCCACCATCACGGTCGGTGGTGGTCTATTAACAGCCAAAAAATCAAATTCAATAGTAGATTGAGATGATGAATTAATTTTGCTTGCCAATAATACATAAAAATTTGTCTTATCCACAACAGGCACTTCTTGAATTAAACCAAAATCTGTATGTGCGAAGAGATTGTATAATATACCTATTTTATCTTCCACAATTGTTGGTCGTTTTTGTAAAGTTTGAAAGTCAGGATTTTGAATATTCCAAATAAAAACAGAAAGTTCTCTTGACACATTTTCCGGTTTAAATCCAGAACCTTTAAGAGCAACCGTCACACGGCTGCCTCCACCTCCACCTACACTGCTGCTACTGCTACTGCTACTGCCGACATGAAGAGCAGCTGCACTGGCCCGGGCGATAGTAGCATCCCCTCCACCTCCACCTCCACCTACACTGCTGCTACTGCTGCTACTGCTACTGCCGACATGAAGAGCAGCTGCTTTGGCCGGGACGATATCAGCATCCCCTCCACCTCCACCTACACTGCTGCTACTGCTACTGCTACTGCTACTGCCGACATGAAGAGCAGCTGCACTGGGCCGGGCGATAGCAGCATTAGAACCACCAACATTAATTTTTTTCTTTTGTTGTAATGCATTAATCTTAAATAAGATCCATCCAAGAAAACTTTTTAACTTTTCCTTCAAAAATGTTTGCTTTGTCAATTTGATCGAATTATCATCAGCACGTGGTGCAAATATTAAAGGATGCTCTGTTAATTGTCTTGTTAGCCATGTAGAGAATTCTAATCTTGTGTCGATATTTTTACTTTGAAAATTTTCAATATCAAATTTTTTTAATAATAACGTCAAAATTTTTGATCTAGGCTCCAATTTCAATATATAATTCAGATAATTGATGAGATAGTATCGTCCATTATCTGTTCGTAATTGTTGAATAGTATAATTATGAGTCTTATTGAAAGTATCCGTAGCCACCACATATTGATTATAGAAATGTGAAAATAGCTCAAGCATGAATCTATAATTTTCTTGATCAGAGGGTTGGAGATGTTGTAAAGAAACTCCTTGTGTTGTTATCAAACGCTTATACAATTGTTGTTTCAGGAGATATTTACGTTGAAGGTCACCTTTCGTTTGTTGTAACGGTTGTAATGATAAATGTTTAGTCGATTTTTTTAGTATTTGTTGTTGTTGTGGTGTTAATAAGGGCTCTAATCTTTTTGATTGTTGTTTTTTTGGTTGTTGTTTTTTTGGTTGTGGTGGCTCTACAAGAATTGATACACCATCACCATCACCACCACCACCACCACCACCACCACCACCACCACCACCACCACCACCACC